AAGAACAGTGGTTTGAAAGCCTGCAAAAGAATCCCTTGGGCTTGATACGAGCACATGACTTTGCAGCAGATGGCGACCTTAAAAATCAAATCCAAAAACAGGCTCTGAGTTTAAAAGTGTCTCCAGAGCAGATCCAGGCCATGAACAACAGGCCAGATCTGTACAACCAATTCCAGGGTAAAGTAGCAGATTTCAAACCCACCATGCAGGCACGCTATGATGAAATCCTGCCCAAGAAACAAGCCGCAGAGGCAGCCAGAGCACAGGCCTATCGCAACCGTGTGAATGCCATGCGGTACCCCAGAAAGCAGTCAGGTGGCGGCTTCAGCCTAGGCAACCTGTGGCAAGCGGTCAACCCGTTTGCACCCATCAGCAACATAGCCACAGGCAAGGGTGGTATACAGGACTACATCAACGTGGCCACCATGTTCCTATAGGATCTTATCATGAGTTCAGCACAACCCAGCCCAATACCACAAGGTCAATACCAACCGCCTGCTCGTATGCCTGATTACAAGGACATGTCAGCCACGGATCAGGCCTACAAGGGCATGACACCAGGACAAGCACTAGGCGGTGGCCTGGCATTGCCACAGCCTGGGCTAGGCGACGTAGTAGATGAAGCATTCAGTCGTGGACCCAAATTTGATGTGCTTGAATTTTTTAGAAACCAAGGAATGCAACCACCTGGACAAGGTCCCAACCAGGACTTTATCAGACCACATGTGATAGACACAGCAGCAGAAGAACGGATAAGACGAGAGTTTGAAGAATCCCAACGACGTCAACCACCACAAGGACCCAGTCTGGGCGACACCATGGCTCAACCTGTGGACATGTCTGGAATACGTGACAACAGGTACACACCACCAAATCCAAACCAGAGCGGCATGACTCCTGGTCAAGCCTTGGGTGGTGGACTAGCATTGCCAGGAGGTCCAATGCCAATTTTTGATATGCTGGACCAGGGCGGACTTTTTAACTATCAAAGCAGACTTGCCAGTGGAGAAGATCCAAATGTTGTTAATCAGGATTATGCCAAATCAGGTTATCAAATTGGTGGTATGACTCCAGGCCAAGCATTAGGTGGCGGCCTTGCCTTTCCAGACGTTATAGGCAGGACACTGCCTATTGAGTTGACAGATCATGGACCTGGCACAACGCATTCCATCCAACCAGAGACAGGTGGACCTGGAGCACCCATGCCCATGCCTGCACTACAGCCCATGCCCATGCCTGTGTCACGTCCAGCACCACAGCCCACACAGCCCATACGTCCCAACCGTATACAGAATCGTCTACGTGTGGGCACCCCACAGGCCAGACCTGCGCCTGTGCCACAGCCTACCAAGCCTGTGGCGCCACGTCGCAACAGATTCAGAATGAGAGGCTTTTAAACCCCAGAGTCACTGCCAAGTGACTAAATACTCATACTCACTGTGTGAGTTGATTGCATAGAACATAAAGGAACAGCAATGAAAAAGACAGAACCCGCCCCACGAGCTTCAGAAGCGGCCTTACCAAATCCCTGGGCAGACACGCCAGTTGTGCCAGAAAGCATCAAGCCCGCTGACACCGCCAAAGCACGACAGATCAAGCATGCCATTCTGGCTGACGATCCACAACCAGAAAACCCAGTAGAATACGACATGGAAGGTCTCATGACAGACTTTCCCACTGCCAAAGAACTGGAACGTTTTGTGTATGACCAAACAGGCTTTGTGCTGAATCTCAAAGGTCGTGCCAACAAATTAAAATACCAAGTGGCCATGGACGCACTCAATGGCAAACCAGTAGACCCTGTGTTCATAGGCGGCGACAATCCCTACATTGACAAAGCAGACATGATTCCACAAGAAGACATTGGTCCTTGTCCTGAGCGTGATCCCAGCCTGCCAGATCCAGACACAGTGCAAAACACCTTTGTGAGCAGGACCATGCCACACCCCAACAGTGATCTACGCAGCCAAGGCCGTATGGTAGACTGCCTATTCAAGAAATACCGCAACGGCATGATCAGCTATGAAGTGTTGGGCACCATTGACTTCCAACCACACGGTGAAAAGATTGACAAGTATGGTCGCCTGCGTCCAGAAATCATACGTGTGATTGATCCGCGTACAGGTGAACAGGTTGTGGTGCGCAAAGATGGCACACTCACACCCATGGGCCGTAACCTACGTGCCTTGATGCAAAGGATGCGGATCAACAATTCAAACTTCTGGGACGCTTGGGTGGACCGTGACTTTGTGGCCATGGGCGGTGGTGAGCTACAGAATCCATGGGATACAGAAGCACAATGATCACGCCGTCAGGTCGTGATCAGGAGATAGGGCATGCCAGGCAACTGGCTGCCCAGCAACAGGCTGCGGATGTGCGGATTGCCCAAAAGGTCATGACAGCTCACAGAGAAGCTTTTGCCATCAAGTTTCCAGGACAGTGCGAACACATCATGCGACTGATCGCTGAACGCCTGCAGTTGGGTCTACGCAAGGACAATCCTGTAGAACTAGCCACAGCGGAAATAGCAGATCTCAGTCGTGCTCTCAATGAGATCTATCAGATACACTCAGACCTAAAGGACTAGCACATGCTGGATACCAGTGTGTTGATGCGACGTGCCATGCGCTATTGCCTGGATTCTAACGGACTCAAGCCAGACACTGTGGGCCAACTGCCACAGGATGCTGCAGCCAAGTTCCAGGACATGGTGATCGCTGTGGCGGATGACATGCAGTACAACCAACTCAAATACTTTAGACCATTTGAACATCAAAGGAGATTTTTTGAAACAGCTGATAGTGATCGTAGAGGAATACTTGCGGCAAACCGTATTGGCAAAACGGTATCCACGTGCTATGAAACAGCTTGCCATCTTACTGGTCAGTATCCTGATTGGTGGCGTGGTCATAGGTTTGACAAGCCCATTACTGCCATGGTGGCTGGCGAAGGATGGAGCCAGGTGGCAATGGTGCTACAAAATGAATTGTTAGGCACACAGGACGTAAAGATACGGGATGCCATTGGCACAGGTGCCATACCCAAAGCGGCCATCATATTAGAAACCATGCGCAGTGATGGTGCCAATGCCATGGGTGTAGAGATACGTCACTCATCAGGTGGCAAGAGCTACTTGCTGTTTGCCAACTACACACAGGAAGTGCGCCAGATGCAGGGTTTCAAACTGAACCTGGCTGTGTTTGATGAGCAACCACCAGATGACTTCTTCTCAGAAATAGTCACACGTACAGCCACCACACAAGGAAAGATCCTATGTTCATTTACACCGTTAAAAGGCTTGAACGGTCTTGTGTCCAAATTCTGGAACAAAGAAGAGGGTTACGATTTCATAAGAGTCGCCTGGGACGATGTTCCAGAATACGACCCCTGGGGCGAAGCATTTCTCCTAAAAGAAACCAGAGCTCAACTAGAGCGCGATTACTTGCCGCACGAGCGAGAGGCACGTATCGCTGGCAAGCCCGTTATGGGTCAAGGAGCTGTTTTCCAAATACGTAGTTGGCCTACCTATAAAACAGGCGACTATGACTTTAGAGAAATGCGTGGCATACACAGGATCATTGCACTGGACCTGGGACTGGTCAATGACAGAACAGTGATCACGTTGATGTATTGGAATCCCTATGAGCGCATGGCCTGGTTGCACAGACAGATCTGTGTGACAGGCATAGAAGAAGCCAATCCTGCCAACTATGTGAATCATTTGATGCGACCAGAAGTGTTTGGCACACCCATAGTACTGCCTGCTGATGCTGGCACAGCGGGTAGATATACCATGAGTGCTCTCAGTATCCGTGAACTGTTTGAGCAGTATGAACTCAATGTGTGGTCCAAACCCATTATGAATCCACCAGATTCAGAAGGTAGGACAACAAACCATAAGGCCTATGGCATCAATGTCATGCGGCAGATGCTGGAAGCTGGCACCTTTTTGGTCAACGAAAACTGTGTGGACTTCCTACGTGAAGCACAGAACTACTATGTGGATCCACAGGGACGCTTTAGTGATCCTGATGACACCATAGACTCAGCCAGATATGCACTACTGGGTTGCCTGAACGATATAGCAGAGCCGTGGGACAACAGGACTCCTGCTGAACGCATGCGAGCTCACCGTGACCGCTATGTGAGCAAACCGCCGCCACAATCAGAATGGAAACGCACCTTTGACCCGTCCTAGATCTCAACACAGACTAAATACTACATCCAAGGATCCCCTACAATGCTAGATATACGCAACAAAGTTATCAGTCAGCTGAATACCACAAATGCTCAGATGAGCCGTTTTGTCAAACTAAAGAATCAATTGGACACCAAGTGTGCCAGCTATCTGCGCTACCTTGGAACCAAAAATGCAGTCAACAGAGCCAGTGATTATCACTACCTGTGCTTGGCTGTGACAGAATCAACAGCACCTGTCAACGGCATTGATTACATACATCCTGTGGTAAAACCTGCAGTGGACTATGTGAGTAGTGTGATTGTGAAAGGTCTTGCTCCAGACGGTGAAATCAACTGTGAGTTCATTCCAGAAAGTGAAGAGGATGCCGCAGCTGCACGTCAGGCCACCAACATGGTGTCAAATGTGTTGAATCAACAGAATGATCCACATTTTATCCTGCAACGCTGGGTCATGGATGCTTGCATGCACAAGAACGGCATGCTGATGGTGCTACCAAAACGTGAACAGATCAGCAGATATGTGGAAACACAAGGCACCTTGGATCAACTCAAGGCATTTGAAGCACAGGCAGAAGATTCAGGCATGACAGTACTGCGTCAAAGCCGTCGTAAACAGAGTGTAAACATGGCCCAGGTCATGGCTGAAACACAACAGTTTGCACAGGGCCTGCCACAAGCGCAGTTTGAAGCAGATCTACAAAGCAGGATAGACACGTCTGGCGAAGAAATCACAGCAGACAACATTGAACTCACAGAAGGTGAGGACATGATTGCACAGGCCATTGCCAGAAACACCATGTACACTGCCAAATACAAGCTGACAGGTTGGAACCTGCACATCAAGTTCCGCAACATTGCACAGCACTACTGGATCTGTGATCCCACCATACAAGAAATGAAAGATCAGGCCTTCTGTGGCTATTATGATCCCATGAGCATACAAGAAGCTGTGCAACTGTATCCAGAAATACAAGATCACATGGAAGAGTTCCGCCAATTTGCAGAATACAATCAGAACGGTGCTTATCAAGCAGGTTCAGTGCTGAACAACTTGGCTATCCATGCCAGAGACTCAGTGCCTGTGATGGGTATTCCAGTCATGAGTGGCGTGGGTGCAGATCCAGACAGCCGCCAAATCACCATATTGACCATATGGGACCGCTACGACATTGATGGCGACGGCGAATTAGAACTGATTGAGATAGTGTTCTCAGGCAGTTACATTATTTCAGCCAAGGAAGTGGAGTTTATTCCTGTGGCCAACATGTGTCCCAAACCCTTGCCAGGCAACTTCTACGGCATGAGCATTGCAGAATCAGTAGTGCCCATGCAGGAATATGCCACAGCAGGACATCGTGCAGAAATCATGCTGGGACTACTCACAGCTACACCTAGAATTGGTGTCAAACCAGACAAGGTAGACTTTGAAATGATGCAGGACGGCGAAGCTGCCATCTTTATCTTGGATTCAAAATTTGATCCTGCCAGTGACGTGTATCCAATGCCACCTCCTGCAGGCAACCTGGGCTACATGGACACGGCCATGAGTCGTATCCAGCAGGACACAGCAGCCATCATTGGCATGACACAACCACAAGACGTGTTCAATCCACAGGTCATGGCCGCAGGCAATTCTGGACAGAAGCTCAGCATGGCCCTGGGTCCAAATCAAATCATACAAGACAACGCCGTGCGCAATGCCGCAGATGGACTCAAAGAAGCCATCTACTTGGTTTGGCGTACACTAATACAATACGGTGATGACTACGGTGTAAAGAAACTGGCAGCACTCAGCACGCCAGACAAGCAACCTGTGTTCTTGGACTATGCGGCATGGGACAACATGAATGTGTTTGAACGCAAGCAGATCCATATTGAATTGGCCCTAGGCATGATGAGCGACGAAAATCGTGTGCAACGCCAGCAACTTATACAGCAGACTCAAATGCAGTTTGTTGGTGTGTTGCAAGGCATGGTACAGCAGGGCATTGTTAATCCTGTGATGATTGAAAAGATCAAGAAACCATTTGCAGACATATTATATGCAGTGGGTGTCAAGGACTGTGATACATACTTGCCAAACAACGAGGAAATCGCTGCATTGATCCAGCAAGCACAACAACAGGCACAACAGGCCCAGCAAATGGCCCAACAGAATCCGCCTGCGGAAGAAGTGTACAAGCGTAGCCAAGCAGATCTCAACGTGGCCAAAACACAGCAGATCCAAGCAGAGATTGCAGGACAGGATCCCAAGAGCCAGCTCAGTTACATGAGCATGGCTGAAG